ATATTAGTAGAAGCACCCTGCATTCCAACGGTGGCTAGCTCAAACGTTCCCAGATCGTAAAGCCGGAGATCACCCGTCGAAACGGGTCCTGGGCGAGTTTGAAGTACACTAACAGGAGTCATGCCCCTGGCGCACTCGACTGGATGCATAATATTAACGGATGGTTTAGCAGAGCAAGTAAATTCATACTGTTCCATAGACTGCTTATCCGTAAATGTAGGCCGAAGCACATTGTATTGTGTGGTCATAACCACAGTACCCGAAGCGGTATTAGTAGACGCCAAAGCATCATAACTATTGGATTTGAACTCAAACACAATACCATTAGCTTCCCACTCCTCAAACTGCTGAGCTAGCGGAGCTAGCCAGGGAAAAGTGGTATTAGAACCAGGTTGAATAGGGTAGTTCTGAATTTTGAACTGTCCCGCCGTGGCTGAAGTGACAACGTCTGTCAAATATTCACGGTGGGTAATCCTGGTACCCTTGCCAGACTTGACGAACATGGGCAACGCGTCTTGGCTAGCAGGCGCCATCAAAGAATTTGAAGACACCTTGTAGTCACCCATGCCGGTAATTTTAGATACGAGGGCACCGGCCCCTCGGCCAAGGACACCGCCAATTGTGGAACCAACGGGCCCAAAATAGGACCCTATGGCTCGTCCAATACCGCGTCCAACTAAAGCCGGGCGGCTCTGCAAGACGGACTTGCGAACCTTTTTCTCAACGGCCTTTGTAATGGTCTTAACTTCCCGAGACTTTTTCTTTCTAGCCTTGGGTTTTCTCTTTGGAGGCATTAACAATATCAATAATCGCGCGAAAGCGCAGTTCTCCACCTGACGATGAAAAATAGTACGGAATACCAACCCCTTCGTCAAGCCTTCTGACAAATTTACTAAAATAATCCCGGTGGATCGGATGAATGTGCCGCTCCATAGCAGGGTGGAATAAAGGCTCCACTTTACCAAGATTATCAAAGTAGTGTTCAAGCTCTAGCTGTTCGTTGATATCGAACCCGAAGACCTCCTCCATAAGATATCGTGACGATGGACTGACAACTCGTAGTTTATTGTGAACAACCCTGTTCCATCGTATGTTACTGTTAATAATGAACCAATGGTCCAACACGCGAAGGTCATACTTGTATCCTCGTGTAAGTCTTTCAAAACAAACGCCAATCGACTGCAAAATCGGGCAACCTGGATACAAAGCCAAAAGACTCATCGCTTTAGCACGTAACAATTTCATACGTTTATTGGCACCTGCAGAAACATACTGTTGGTCTGCCCAGCCAAAATTCATGATCACTTTCAACGGGTCCGCAATAACTGTTTTGGTTTCATTGTCAAAAATTTGACCACAAAAAGAAGCTACATTTATTTTACAAAGATACTTGATTTTAATAATGAAACCCAAACGCTCATACGTACTCTCATTGAATTTGACACCAACATAGCGGCCAAGAAGATCATCCCCCTCAACCACACAGTCGGCGAACTTGCATTTCTGTTCCTCACAATTGAAAAAGAACACAACCAAGTTTGAAAATCCGTTTCCCAAACTCGTGTTCATTTCACCAGACATACGTTTTGCCAATACCGAACAGAGGAATCGCACACCGAATTTTAAAGAATTCTTACCCATTAAGCTTTTCTTCAATTTCTTAATAAACAATTGAGAACCAGGAAATAAAGAAAGCATGTAGGTGTACAACTCAAACTCCACGGCATCCATAATCGCCGGCTCAAAGCTGGCTTCATAAGTGGTGTAGTCAGTAGTCATGATCCGTTCGCATTCGCCTTCACGGTTGGGATCGACCACAGTAGGCCCAAACCTGTTCGACAGATATTCGGCCCTCTCTTCAATTGGAATCTTTTTGATAAAATTATCCAACTTGAACACCTCCTCTTCAATGGCTTTAAAAAGCGGTCCACAAAAACACTTAAAGACATCATCGCGAGAATAAATCCCACGAGGATTCTTGTACGTAGCATAAGACTCCCTCTTAATAAAGCACTTCACACCACTTTTTCTCACAGGATCGCCTCCTGCGAAGTTTTGCCAGGTTCGCGTGAGTGAAGCTTTCCTCGCAATAGTATAGTTGGTTTTTTCAAGCCAGTCCTCGAATGCAACACTGGCTCGGGTCGGGTCAATGGGTTTAAATTTGGTGCGAACAAATTTTCTTGTGAACGCACGTAGTCTATCGATCGTGTTCTTATCGGTTTTAGGTGTTGCTCTGCAGACGCGACTAATGCAACCGCCCGCCTCGTTGACGACAAATCGGTTATCGGGTTGCGGAAATGCGGCACCTGCGTAATGACACCCCAGGGAAGCGCGAATTGGACGATGATTAAGAAAATCAGGATTGTCAGCGTGCAACACAGAAAACGTATCGCTGACAATCGGCACTTCGGGCGTCGCGACTTCGCCGATTCTATATCCGTACTTAACATAGAAGTCGTGTCGCCCTGGGGCTTGGGGAAATCCACATGATCATTTAGGACGCCTTTCACAGACATCAATTTCTTCCACGCTACCATCATGGTCATTGAAACTATTACAGAATCTCTGTACCGGTTGATACCTATGGAAGGGATGTTGTGAACAGCAGAACAAAATCTAACATAAGAATCCTCATACAAGGCTCGCATACTGAAGTTGTTTGAAGCGCACAATTGAGTAAATAACTCAAGATAAATTGTGTGTCGGCTCCATTTAACCCGATCTGCTTGCATAATGGGGTTTCCACTGAAAGAATTGTAAATGTGTTTCGCATCCTTTAAATCAATTTCGATTTCAATAGGGTCTACATGGGACAAGTCGGATTTGGCTTGCCAATCGCCTCGCATGTCCACAGGGGGCGTGGAGGGTACCCTCATACCGACAAACTTACACTCGAACACCATACAACAATAGACTAAATCCATTCCAAGAATTTTAACCCGTCCTTCCTTCAACTCACGGTAGGATTTAAAATTCATACTCGCCGGATCGAAATTTTTAGCAGTACCGACGAATGTATCCAAGAAATTTTCCTCCTTCACTTCCCCTATGCCTAAAATGCTAGCACGTTCACGGAGCCCCAACCAACTTGGGTCGTCACCGTACATCCCCGAGGGGTTTTCAAACATGTGGGCAATAAAACTAGAATCGGTAGCTGAATGATGTTTCCACCGCCATAGCTCACCGGACGCGCCACCAGGTACGTCTTTAAGTTCAACATCCCACTGTCTGTCAGCAGCTTTCTCTCTCGAACTGACATGTCGTGCTCGCTCTAGGGATTTCTTGGAATCATGAGGAAATTTACGTTCACTGCTAAAAAGAATTACATCAGATTTCGAATCTGGTAAATCGATTTCCTCAGTTTCCGAAACGCTGTAAGTCGGATTGTATCTCGAGATTTCTGAAGATCTTAAGTAGGGTTCTGGCTCGAGTTCGAGAACCCTTTGGGAGTTTAAAGATAATGACGCAGGAAAAGAGACGCGTTCATATTTATTCTCCGTTTCCCCAACCTTCAGATAACCCAACCCTGAAGTGACTCTTTCCACCTCCATCTCAACGGGGGGATTGACCACCTTTTTATCAGGCCAAAAAGCGTGCTTGTGGTCCTCAGGGGGATTATAAAGTAATTTGGCCTCTTCGAAGGGAGGCAAGACACTTACAGTTTCGTTTTTACTCTCGGGCAAATAGACCTCGTCATCATCGTCCAAAATGTGGCTAAAGTTGGGAGGAATAAGAATTCGCAACTGTTCAACTTCATCATCATCGGACGGGTCGAAGTCTCCTCGATCACCAGAAGAAAACGTAGGCACACTTGGCTCAACATTTACACTACTACTGTGACCGGCGCAAGAACTGGAAGAAAGCGAAGGTTCAGATGACTCATCACTTACACTACTACCAGAACTCACGGGCATGGGCTCATGACGAATTCGCGAACGAATATCTTCAAGGTCCAAGACTGGAATAGACGGCTCAGAGGAGTCGGGTTCTTTCTCTTCAAGGGGTTCTGATGGACTAAACTGCGCCCATGAAGGTGAACCAGTTTCGAGTTGATAAGGAGACAACTCGATTTCAGGAGTGTCGACAGGAGCGTTCGACATCATGTAAACGATATCCTCTTTTGCAGCATCCCCAACTTTGACCTGAACGCCTCGGTCATAAAGTAGGGACAAAGAAACGGCGAATAAGGCGCTGGGGCTTTCCCACTGGCGACGATTCCGTAATCGTGATGGCACAAGGTTGCAAACCTTGAGCACCACATCCGCCCAAATCGTGCCTTCGACGTAACCCACTTGCGCAACATAAAGGGGATCGATGAAACCTTGAAAATGAGGATCACTGGTAAACATCTTACTCATACCCTTAACTTTGACGGTGTGAAACGATACGTCTACAACACTATCAACAACACGCGGAACCCTACGATGACGTCGTCGCTTTCGTCGGGTGCGTTCTCCACGCGAGGACCCATTTGAGTTTTTCTCACTCTGTCTTGATTCGGACATTGACGTAACA